TGCCAGGAACACCAGAACCCACAGCGATGAACAGGTCAATCAAATTGTTTCCAGCATAAAAGAGTTTGGCTTTACCAATCCTGTCCTGGTTGACCAAGATAATATGATAATAGCTGGACATGGGCGGGTTATGGCGGCGAATAAGCTAAAGTTAGGCAAGGTTCCTACCATTTGCCTTAAACACTTAACTGAGGCACAGAAAAAGGCATATATCATCGCTGACAATAGATTAGCCCTCAACGCGGGTTGGGATGAGGATATGCTCAAGGTTGAGTTAGAAGAGTTAAACGACCTGGAGTTTGATATCAGTTTACTTGGTTTTGAGGACAAAGAGATTGAGTCTTTACTATCTGAGCCAACCGAAGGTCTAACCGATGAAGATGCTGTTCCTGACCTACCAGAAGAACCAACAACTAAATTGGGTGATCTGTGGATATTGGGAGAGCATCGCCTACTCTGTGGTGATAGCACTAGCATTGATGCAGTTGATAAGTTAATGGATGGCAATAAGGCTGACATGGTGTTTACTGATCCGCCTTATAATGTTGACTACTCTGGGAGAGGAAAAAACAACCTCGGTAAGATAAAAAACGACTCAATGAGTGATGATGGTTTTACTCAATTCTGTAGAGACACCTTTACTTCATATAATATATCAATGAAGCCTCTTGCAAGCATTTATGTTTGTCACCCTGATTCTGCATCTTCCCCTAAAATTGCTTTCGAGACAACTTTTGCTGAGTCGTTTAAGAAGTCATCTACTATTATATGGGTAAAACAATCTGCGGGCATGGGCTGGCAAGATTATAGAGCACAGCACGAGCCTATTTTATATGGTTGGAAGGAGGGAAAGGGTAGTCATTATTTTATAGGTGTGAGAGATAAAACCACTGTGTGGAATATTAAAAGAGACGCACAATCTTCTTATGCACACCCAACACAAAAGCCGGTTCTTTTACCAGAGGAATCTATCTTGAATAGCTCTAAAGAAGAAGATATTGTCCTCGACTTATTCTTAGGCTCTGGCTCAACACTAATTGCAGCAGAGAAAACCAACAGAAAATGCTATGGAATGGAGTTAGACCCTAAGTATTGCGATGTCATTATTCAAAGATGGGAAGAATTTACTGGCAATAAGGCGGAGTTATCTAATGGCTGAGAAGTCTAAAAAGAATCCCAAAGGTGCTGGCAGAAAAAGGATTGACATTAAACCTGAGACTGTTGAGCAGCTCGCAGCTCAGGGTCTTGGGCCAGTTCAAATAGCAAGAGCATTGGGCGTGTCCTGGGGAGTCATTGATCGCAATAGAAAGCGATCTAAAGAGTTTAATGACGCACTAGAGAATGGTCGAGCCAAAGGATTAGCAAAGGTGACTAACTCTTTGTTCAAATCAGCTAATGGTGGGAATGTTACGGCACAGATATTTTACCTAAAGAATAGAGATGAGAAGAATTGGAAAGACAGAGCAAGCATTGATACAAACCACCAAATAAGCCTTGGTGAAATACTGCAAACAGCTAAAAGAAGAGTAATAGATATCACTCCAGACCCAAAACAGATTAATAAAACAACAGTTGGCGATGACAAAAAGGCTGATGATGTTAGCTAGTCAAATGCCTGTTAATCCCTTTAAACATAAGGCTTTGAGCCTAATTGATCGGCGTATATTTATTGAATTTATGCACACTTTAAAAGGGGCGCATCAGTTCAAACCACAACCAAACCAGTTCAGTAGAACCGAAACTGGGTTCGAGTTTGGGCCAGTTCCGGTTGGAAACCCGAACGAAAACCCAAACTTTAACCAGGTAGTTCCAGTTTTGGTTCAGGGAAATGCCCTGAAACGCCTGAAAACATTGGGCAGAGCCGTTTCTGTTATAGAAATGGCACCTCCATTCCAGCTCGTTTCGGCGGCTGGATCGCTGCTTGACCCCCCCCTCAAACCAGGGATGGGGGCGTTTGTTTTCGTACCCCCTAACTAAATTTTTGTAATTTTTTTTATGTTTGATTTAAAAGACTTCAATAAACACTACACCTACACCCATGACCGAGGCGATAAGTGGAGGTTGTTAAAGAGAAAGCCCTACAAGGGCGACTGTGAGGATTATGCCCTTTCTGTGCTTTACAACCTAAAGGGCAGAAGTCTGTTGAGAATGTTTTTGAGTCTAATTAAAAGGCAGTCGAAAATAAGGTACTGCAAAATCAATAATAACGGTCATGCGGTTTTGAAATACAAAGGCAAATACATCGATTGTAATTACAAAAGATGGGTTAAAAAAGAAACGATGATAAAAGCCAACTACAAGTTTCACAAAATAAACTACCTACCCTACATGGTTTTATTGAAACTGATTAAAGGGAAAATATGAAATACACACCTAAACAAGAAGAAGAGTTGATGACCGATATATGGTCGTTAAACATTAAGGACTCGCCATTAAACTTTGTGCGTTACATTTTCCCATGGGGTCAGGAAAACACCCCCCTTGAGGACTTTACTGGCCCTAGAGAGTGGCAAGAAAAAATTTTACGAGATATCGGCAATCACATTAGAAAAAATGAAACTATTGATATGCCCGAAATGTTCCGACTCGCAGTTGCATCGGGTCGCGGCATTGGTAAATCAGCTTTGGTCGCCTGGATTATCCTGTGGATGCTGTCCACGCGTCTTGGTTCTACCATTATTGTCACCGCCAATACCGAACAACAGCTTAAATCGAGAACCTGGGCTGAGTTGGGCAAATGGCTGACATTATCGATTAATGGTCACTGGTTTATAAAAACTGCCACCAGTTTAAAGCCGCAAGCATGGTTTGAAGAATTGCTGGTCAGAGACTTAAATATTGATTGCGGCTATTATTATGCTCAAAGCCAACTTTGGTCTGAGGAAAACCCAGACGCATTTGCCGGTATTCACTCCTCGCATGGCGTGTGTTTGATTATGGATGAGGCCAGTGGTATCCCCTCGCCGATTTATTCTGTGTCAGAAGGCTTTTTTACCGAGCCGACTAAAAATCGTTTTTGGTTATCGTTTTCTAACCCGCGCCGTAATACTGGCCCTTTTTATGACTCGTTTCATTCCAAGCGTGAGTTTTGGAACACTGAGCAAATTGACTCGCGTGATGTTGAAGGCACCGACCAGGCATTGTTTCATAAAATGATTAAGCAATACGGTGAGGACTCAACTGTTAGTCGTGTCGAGGTGATGGGTGAGTTTCCCAAAGCTGATGACGATACTGTTATTCCGATTGAGTTAGCAAGAGCTGCGGTTAATCGAGATGTTGAGCTAACCGCCTCAGAACCGATTGTTTGGGGTTTGGATGTTGCCAGGTTCGGCTCAGATAATTCAGCTCTATGTATTCGCCAGGGCAATACCGTGTTTGAAATTAAAACATTTCGCTCGATGGATTTAATGCAGCTTTGCGGTGCTGTTAAAAATATTTATGATTCAGCCACCGCTATGAACCAACCTCAAGAGATATTAATTGATGTCATTGGTCTAGGTTCCGGTGTGGTGGATCGTTTGGCTGAGTTGGGCTTACCGGTCAGAGGCGTTAATGTTGCCGAGTCACCAGCGAGCAAAAGAAATTATTTAAACCTACGCGCCGAGTTATGGTTTGCGATTAAGGATTGGTTGACTAAACGTGATTGTCGCTTGCCGCAAGACGATGAGTTGATTGCGGAATTAGTCAGCCCTCAATACACATATACAAGTGCTGGTAAGATAAAAATTGAGGCGAAAGAGCATATGCGTAAGCGCGGAATCAAATCTCCTGACAAAGCTGATGCACTGGCATTGACGATGGCGAGTACGGCTGCAACCTTTACAGGTGGCACAATTTCTTCAATGGGGTATAATTTTAAAAAACCCCTCAAATCAAAAATTATAAGAGTCGGATAAAACTAAATGGAATATACAGATACCAAGGGTAAGAAAGAAGATATTAAAGCCGAGAACGAAATGTTGGACTTGCAATCCGTTGTCAAGTCTGAAATGGAATCGGCACAAGATTTTATTGAACAAATCGGTCAAGAGCGTGACGAGGCCACTCGTTATTATTTAGGCAAAGACCCAGGTGCGACTTCCGAGTTGCAATCGGAATACATTTCTACCGATGTTAGAGACAGCGTTTTATTTATGCTGCCATCAATTATGCGTACCTTCTTTGGTACTAAAAAAGTGGTTGAGTTTGTACCCCACTCCGCCGAGGATATTCCTTTGGCTAACCAACAAACCGCTTATATTAATCACATTATTCAAGAGAAGAACCCTGGTTTCCAAGTGATGTATGATGCTTTTAAAGACGGGCTTGTTCGTAAAACCGGCTTTGTTAAAGCCTATTGGGATGACTCGATTACTTCCACTTGCCATGAGTTTACCAACCTTTCACCAGAGGCATACACGGCATTGATTATGGATGAGAATGTTGAAGTGGTTGAAGAGTCTGTAACCATGGAAAGCCTTACCATTGTTAATGACATGATTGGTGAAGAGATTACCGAGGAAATGCCGGTCAGCTATGATGTCAAAATCAGACGCATCAAACCTAAAGACCAGGTTGTGATCGAGGCAATTCCACCAGAGGAAGTTTTAATCTCGCGTTCAGCTAGAGATATCCACACTTCCCCTTATGTGGCGCATCGAATGATTAAGAGCATGGGTGAGTTAATTGCTATGGGTTATTCAAAAGAGGAGATGGAACAATATTCAGGTACCGGTGGCTCGATTGATAGTGCCGAGTTTGAGGCATCACAAGCGAGAAACCCTGTAAGCGATTCAATGTACCCAGACCGACCCGATCAATACGGTCAAGATGTGTTGTATGTTGAACATTATTTATTTTACGATTTGGATGGCGATGGTATCGATGAGCGTATCCGAGTCTGCACTGTTGGCAACGGCTTAAACATAGTCAACTCTATGCCTTGGGATGATTTACCTATCACAATCTTCTCTCCCGATCCCGAACCGCATACTGCCATTGGTTCATGTCCCGCAGACTACCTTATACCGATACAGGCGGCTAAGTCTCAAATTATGCGAGACACGCTTGACTCATTGGGCCACGCCATCTTCCCGCGTATGGGAATTGTTGAAGGTCAGGTTAATATCGATGATGTGTTGAATACTGATATAGGTCAACCCATTAGAATGAGAGCGCCTGGAATGGTGCAACAACTCTCGACACCGTTTTTAGGTAAAGAGGCGTTTCCGGTTCTCGGTTATTTAGACGAGGCTAAAGAGAATCGCACCGGTGTCAGTAAAGCTGCTGCTGGGTTAAACGCTGATGCACTGCAATCCAGTACCAAAGCTGCGGTTGCTGCCACTATTTCAGCGTCACAAGGTAGAGTTGAGCTGATTTGTCGTCATTTTGGCGAGGGTTTGCGTGATTTATTCAAGTTAGTGTCCAATTTGGTTGTTAAACATCAGGATAAAGAGGCTGTATTTCGCTTAAATAACGAGTTTATCGAAGTAGATCCCAGATTTTGGGACACCGATAAAGATGTGGTGGTTAATGTGGCTATATCCAACGGTTCAGATGAAGAAAAGATGCAAGTTTTAGCTCAAGTCTCCACCAAACAGGAACAAATATTACAAACCTTGGGGCCACAAAACCCAATGGTCAGCTTACAGCAATATGCTAATACATTGGCACGAATTATTGAACTGGCTGGGTTTAAGGATGTGAGTGCGTTTATTAATACTGATATACCGCCAATGCCACCACAACCACAACAAGATAAACAAGATCCGGCAACATTATTGGCAATGGCTGAGATACAAAAAGCCGAGGCTGAAACACAAAAGGTTATGGTTGAGGCTAGACGCGATGTTGTTGATGCAGAAACGGATCGCATGAAAATTTTAATGGATGATGACTTTAAACGCGATGAGGCTGAAGCTGATATTCGGGTGAAGGCGGCAGAATTAGCTGCTAAATACGGCACCAGTGTGGATATTGCTGAAATCAACGCATTGATGGAACGAGATCGAGAGACTATTCGACAACTTGCTAAATCACAAGCAGCGGGATTGTTTAATGGCACTGGAACAGGATAAGTATTTTGACCTAGAGTTTCTTGAGGGTGACATGATTTATACCGCCCAGGGGATCAAAGCAAAAAACATAGAACACGCTAGAGATATTGTGTTGTGTTTCTTATCTGAATTTATAACTGAGGACTCGGAGTTGCTTTCACACGAAGAGATAACAATACATTAATGCCAATTAAAAAAGTAAAAGGCGGCTGGAAATGGGGCAAGAAAGGCAAGACTCACAAGAGTCGCGCCAAAGCTGTAAGACAAGCAAAGGCTATTTATGCCAGCGGTTATAAGAAAAAGAAGAAATGATTAGAGATCTTATAAGCCCTGTATCAAAGATTTTAGACAAATTAGTTGTTGATAAAGACTTAAAAGTAAAACTAGAACATGAAATTAAAACAGAAATACAACGAGCCAATCTTGCTCAAATCGATGTCAACAAAGCCGAGGCACAGCATCGATCTATTTTCGTGGCTGGTTGGCGCCCTTTTATCGCGTGGAATTGTGGCATTGCGATTTCGTATCACTTCTTGTTGCAACCAATTATTGTTTTTGTGTTGTCAGCCAATGGTATTACCTACGATCTGCCAGAGTTTGATATGGGTTCGCTCATGACGATTGTTTTAGGAATCCTCGGTCTTGGCGGCATGAGAAGCTATGAGAAAACAAAAGGACTAACAAAATAAAATGGAAGTAAACAGCTTAATTTTTTGGAATGTCGTACTCAGTTTAGTGTACGCACCTCTTATTTATGGAATCAGGGCTAACTTACAAGAAATCAAAAGAATTGATATTTTACTTTCAAAAACAAGAGAGGAAATTCCAAGAACTTATGTCACGAAATCTGATCTCAGAAATGACATGGATAAGATTTTTGCAAGATTGGACAAAATAGAGGACAAGATTGACAAAATAGTAGAAAAATAATTAACGAGGAAAAATAATGGAACAAATAATAGAAATAATAACTGGAATCATAAGCTGTGCATCAATAGTTGCCGCAATCACTCCAACTCAGAAGGACAACATTATCTTAGATAAGATCATGGCTTTTGTGAATTTGTTGGCGGTTAATGTGGGAAACGCAAAAAATAAAGGCTAATGAGCTGGGTTTATAACAGCGCAACAAACAATGAAAACAGAAAACAAAAATCGTTTGTCTGAAATATACAAGACCAATCCTGGTCTTGAGTTGTTAATTAATAAAATAAAAGCAGACAAAAAAATACTGAAAGACAAAGTAAAATTTGTTTGGTTGATTGGCAGTTATGCTAAAGGCACCGCCAGAGAAGATAGCGATACCGACTTACTGATTGTTCAACATCAAGACAACATAGAAGATTGGAAAGGTGAACTGCGTTATCTATCAAATTTTTTGCCTGGAGTTAAACTGCAAGCCCACCAACTATTAAGCGAACAATGGGAAAGCATCGAAAGAAAAAAATCTGCTTTCTATCGAGGCGTTATAAATAAAGAAGATCATATTGAGGTCATTAACAATGTTTAATGGTGCGAAATAATGGGTTGGGGGCCATATGTAAACCCTTTTGGCGTTCAAGCTGGAGTTGGCGGTGTTTGGGAACCCTTCGATGCTGTTGATTATTCGAGTCTGCCAATGCCTCCGGCTCCTGGTCAAAACCCAACAAACGGAGAATACATAGGCGTAGATGGCAAGACATATTCACATAATGGAAACAATGTCTGGACTACTGGCCCAGCCGGTTTTGCTGGCCCTCAACCTTGGGAACCCCCAGGATCAACACCAGATGCTACGCCGGACTCAGATCAGGTTCCAGTTGATTATGAAACACCAGTTGATACTGGCCCATCACTTACTGATGTGTTTGGTGATCCTTTTGCTACGGATGATGATGACGAAGAAGATAAATCTTTTGGGCTACCTGTTTTCTTTCCGCCTATACCATCTTTTTTGGGTGATGATAATTATCCCGATGATGTTTATACAAATGAGAAATCAGAAGAGGAGTTAGAGTTTGAAAGAGATTATGCAACACAACAAAAGACAAGGGAGAGAGTCGCAGAAGAAATAAAAGCTCTTGGTATGGATCCAGAGCAAGTTACGAAAGGCACATATATCGTCAGCGATGGAAAGATATTAATACTTGATGATCGTACTGATACTGTTTATGTTCAGAATGAAAATGGAGAGTGGGTAGAACAAGAGAAAACAACACCAATTTGGGTTGAAGTTGGATTTGCGGGCGGTCTTGATGAGGATGGTAACTTTGATCCTAATTCTATTATTCAAAATGTCGCTGGAACAAAATATGAAGATGCAACTGCTGGTGAAGATATTTGGATTAACCCTGTAAACAAAGTCCCTGATGTTGGATCTACTATTATCGGTCAGGATGGTCAAATATATGTGGTTACTGAGTCTAGGAGTGGTTTAATTTACAACGATGATGGAACTGTATCTATCGTAAAACTATCAGAACCAAATGTAATATGGCAAACAGCCGAAGATTATAAAAACACAGTTATACAAGGCGGCGGCATGGATGAAGAGGGTTGGCAAGCGCCTTGGTGGTGGGAAACAGTAAATGTTGACCCAACACCTACACCTACTCCAATACCTACACCTACCCCAACACCTACACCTACTCCAATACCTACACCAATACCTACACCTACACCTACTCCACCAGTTACTCCACCAGTAGTACCACCAGTTGTACCTCCTGTAGTACCACCTGTTGTCCCACCTGTTGT